AGTATTGAGCCGCTCAATTCAAACTATTTTACAAAGGACCTTGCAAAAGGTAAGTTCACCTTCAAGAATCCTTATCTTAAATCTCTGCTTCGTGAAAAGGGTTTAGATACTCAAGAAGTATGGCATGAAATTCTAACTCATGGCGGGAGTGTTCAACACCTCGCTGAGTTAAACGAAGAAGAACGGGATGTATTTAAAACCTTTGGTGAGATATCCCAAAAGGAAATTGTTATTCAAGCGGCACAACGACAGAAGTTTGTTGATCAAGGCCAAAGCCTGAACTTGATGATCCCGCCAAAGGCTAAACCAAAAGAAGTAAATGAACTGCTGATCTATGCATGGGAAAGTGGAATTAAAGGGATGTATTACCAAAGGAGTGGTAACCCTGCACAAGAACTTGCTAGATCATTAAACACGTGTAAGTCGTGTGAAGGATAAATATGATTGCCGAACATCGCTGCCCCAGCTGCCACATGTCTTATGAAATTATGTGGGAAGATAATGAAGAAGCCTTTTACTCTTCAGTAGAAGACACTGATACAGATTACGACGATTACGACAAAGAGTCTTATCCCCAATACTGCCCGTTTTGTGGTGCTCACAATTCTTACGACGGCGCTCTTTAATTTCCGTATAGATACTTTATGTGGATCTATCAAGGGGAAGAATTTACGTCAGAGATGATTGGCGATTATGTCGGCTTCGTATACTGCCTTACTGATACCGAAAACGAAAAGAAATATATCGGTAAGAAAAAGTTTACCCGTAAGATAACTCGACCTCCGTTAAAAGGTAAGAAGAGAAAGCGTCGGTCAGTTGCTGAAAGTGATTGGCAAACCTATTACGGTTCTAGTCCTGAAACCAAAGCTCTTGTTGAAGAATTTGGTGGGGAAAGATTTAAAAGAGAGATACTTCACCTGTGTACTTCACTTGGGTCTATGTCGTACATGGAATTAAAAGAGCAGGTTGATCGCGAAGTACTTTTAAACGATGAATACTATAACGGAATTATCCAAGCTAGGATTCACCACAGTCACGTTAAAAACCTTAAAAAATGATTTACATTATTTCTTTTTTATGGTATAATAGTAGTCTAAACTAAAATCAATATACCAAAATGATTATCGTAGACTTCTCTGGAATATCAATCTCTACTGTGTTTTCACAGCCTAAATCAAATATAGACGAACATTTATTGCGTCATATGATTCTCAATTCGTTGAGAATGTACAATCTTAAATACCGTGATGAGTATGGTAAACTGATTGTTGCATGTGATGCTGGTAGCTGGCGTAAAGGTACCTTCCCCGAATACAAAGCGGCTCGTAAAAAGAATCGCGAAAGCTCTGATATGGATTGGAAATCTATCTTCGAGAGTATTAATAAAGTAAGGGATGAGATCGACGAGTTCTTGCCGTATCCTGTGGTTCAAGTAAGTAACGCTGAAGCTGACGACGTTATTGCAACCCTTGTGGAAACAACTCAAGAGTTTGGCAACCACGAAAAGGTTATGATTGTTAGTGCTGATAAGGACTTTATTCAGTTACAAAAATATGACAATGTTCAGCAGTTCAGTCCTCTTACCAAAAAGGTTGTAAAGGATACTAACCCGCGCAAGTATCTGTTCGAGCACGTGGTTCGTGGCGACAGTGGTGACGGGGTTCCTAACGTTCTTTCACCCGATAACGTATTTGTTTCTGAATCGCGTCAAACTCCTCTTCGTGCTAAAAAGATTGAAGAATGGTATAACGCTTCCAGTAAAGGGGACATGCAAGAGATTCTCGATGAAGAAACGTATCGTAATTACGTTCGCAACAAAAGCATGATTGACCTTTCTCAAATCCCTCAAGAGATTGCGTCAAACATTGTTGACGAGTATAATAAAAAGCAAGTCAAGCCAAATGGTAAAGTTCTTAACTATCTTATTACTCGCCGCTGCAGCCAACTTGTTGCTTGTGCAGAAGAGTTCTTTATCAAGTGAGATATATAACTATAGACAACAACACAATGTCACTATGAATAAAAAGACAGCAAAGAATAACAGAACAAAGCTTCCTCATGAATTATTTGAAGCGTGCGAAGAAGCTGAAAGCGTTGCAGATCGAGTAAAGCTTTTACAAGATCACGGAACCTTTGGAATTAAAACATTACTTCAAGCTAACTATAAAGAAGAAGTTGAGTTTGATCTTCCATCTGGAACTCCTCCTTATAGAGAAAATGCAGGAGTACCTGGGCAGCAACAACGCCATTTTGAAAAACACGTTCGTCAACTAAGACATCTTGTTAAGCAATCGCCTTTACCCGCATTTAAAAAAGAACTTACTTATATTAAGCTTCTTGAAAACTTAGCTGCTGAAGACGCTAAGATTGTAATTGCTGTAAAAGACAAGAGCCTTAAAAGTCTTTACAAGACCCTTACTGAAGCTACTGTTCGTAAAGCATTTCCAACACTACTCGGTGATAAGTAGAATGACCTACGATTATTGTTGCGAAACTTGTGGGGAAACGTGGGAAGAAAACCATCCCATGTCCAAAAGAGATGATCCTGTTGGTGATCCTTGTCCGCACTGTGAAACCGGAAAGAAAAAACGCGGTGTGACTGCACCCGGCTTTTCATTTGATACCAAACAAACAACGATTCAAAAGGTGGGTGGTGACTGGAACTGTTTACTTAAAAAGATCCACAAGAACTCAGGTAAGAAATCTAAAATTCACCACGAGTAAGCCATTATATGAAGTTGGATAAAGCACATCGTAGGTATCCAGTTCACGACTGGATTAACGTGAAAAACAGCTACTGGTACCCAGGTGATGATTACGCTGAATGGGAAAGGTGCCCAAGCTGCAACCTTATTCCTAAGCTTAGAATCACTGATGACATGCAGAGAACTGCGTGCGGGTGCTGGCGATCCGACGGTGATAGGTGGCAAGTATCTACTGAATCAAGAAGCTCTTATGTTACAAGAAAAGGATCTGACAAAGGGTATAACTATAATGCTTTAAAGGAAAACTGGAACACTTATTGCCAAACAGGTAAACTAAAATTTAAACTAGGAACACGATTTAGATTCGGATTCATCTGGGAACCCTTATTGGGAATCGTTAGAAAACAAGGATAATTTAAATATGCAAAACGAAGATAACAAATCAACTGAGGCTATGGGATTGGAAGATATCTTTAGCGGAGGAAAGCAAAATAACTTTTCCGGCGAATACGGATCCCTTATGGATTTCTATTTGTTGGGTTCTATTGGCGAAGCTTCCGAATACATTGAATGGTTTCACAAGATTCGCAACGCAAGACCAACCGATATAATTAACATTCATATTAACTGCCCTGGCGGTAACCTATTTACAACTGTCCAATTTCTTCAAGTACTTAGCGAGTGTAATGCACATATTAATATGAATGTTACTGGAGCTTGTATGAGTGCTGCAACTTTAATCTTTCTTCAAGGTGATGACTTTGTAATCAACGAACACAGCGCCTTTCTCTTTCATAACTACAGCGGCGGGATGATTGGTAAAGGTGGAGAGATGTATTCAAATGTGATACACGATCGTAAGTGGTCTGAAAAGCTTTTCCGTTCTCAATACGAAGACTTCCTTACAGCAGAAGAGATTAGCAACCTTGTTGATGATAAAGATATTTGGATGGATGCCAGCACTGTGGTTGAACGACTCCAAGCGAGGGGCGACGCTCGCGATGAAGAACTTGAAGTTGAAAAGGATGGTATAAAAGAAACCCCTCCTAAGAAGAAGACTACCAAGAAAAAGACTACAAAGAAAACCAAATAAATTATGACACCCGCAGACTTAAACTATAGATTCAAGTATCGCCTTGCGCTTACCATTATGCTCGAAACCGGTGAAGAAATCTCCGAACAAAACGAGCCATGGGTTTTGCCAATTGAATCTGAATATAAAAGAATTCAAGCTAAAGAGTCCAAGTTATCTTCACGAAACAGAAAAGATTTATCGGCGGCATACGAAGCTTTACTTGATATTAAAAAGAAAGAAGCTGCAGCTGCTGAAAAGAAAGAAGAAGAAGAAGCAACTGCTTAAATACTATGAAAAAGAAAAAAACCGACATGAAGTTTGTATCCGTTTTACTGATGATGGTTACTATATTGATTATGATGATGTATACAATTATGTATGTTGATACTCAAGCTCGACGAATTGATACCTTGGAAGTTGAGAACATTCGACATAATGATCGTTGGGGTATCTTATCGCCGTCTATTAAGAAAAAGGAAAAACAGAACGATCTGATCTATCGACTTTAATGAAATTATACCCAGGGTTCGATTTAACCGAGGCTGTGAAAGCT